TTACAGCGGTCTATAAGCTACCTTGAAAGACAACGGGATAACATCCTTGAGGCAGTAGCTTACAGACACCAGCAATATCTCATTCAAGAGCAATTGCGAGTAATGGAAGCCAAACGCCAAGAGGAACTTGACGATGAGGCTACATTATTACTACTTCTGTAAGTGCAGACGCACAATATAAATTAGCTTACGAACACCTACACGCTGGCAGATACGAGTCAGGTTTTAGGTTATTTGAATACCGCTGGCATCCTGAGATTATTGCCAAACAAGCCCAGCCATACGCACCAGCGTTAAAGATGCCTGTATGGAGAGGCGAACCATTAATTAACAAATCCATCACCGTACAGATGGAGCAAGGGTTTGGTGACATCCTAATGTTTGCCCGATTCCTACCTGCCCTAAAAGCGTTAGGCGCAAAGCAGGTTGTAGTCCTACAGGAAGGCACACTTCACCACCTTTTAGGTCAATTACACAGCGTAGATGTGTTTAGTAATGACTTAACAGAGGGTGCGGCAACCCAATCAGACTACTGGATAGGGTCAATGTCGCTCCCGTACTATATTTCGTTATCCCACCCGCTAGTCAAAGCTATGTTCCCCGTGACCCGTAAGAAGATTGTGGGTTCAGAAGGCTATTTACACGCCCTGCCTAGCAATATCCCGCCCAAAATCGGGGTAAATTGGGAAGCAAGCAAGCAAACCCTGTACTACATTAAGTCAATTGACTACCGACACATGGCTGAACTGGTCGGTGATGACGCTTATAGCCTAAATCCTAACTCCGATGGGCTATTTCACCCCCTGCCTGACGATGGTTGGAAGAAAAACTGGGTGCAAACCGCCTCGCACATAAAGGCGATGAAAGGAATTGTGACCGTAGACACAGGAACAGCGCATTTAGCTGGCGCATTAGGCGTTAAATGCGTGGTTTTACTACCTAAAGAGGAGTTTGTATGCTGGCGGTGGAAGAATGCCCGCTGGTATGACAGCGTTTGCCTACTTAGACCCGAAGAATACGACCAATTACCTGACATCATAAGGAGAATGTAATGGCTTTAGTCAAAGTCACCGTTAAATGCCCGCATTGTAAGGTCGATCATGAAGAATACGACCAAAGCAAGTTTGATGACCGTGAAAAGTACCTAGCCTACTGGAATCTACCTTTTGAGGGCGAGGAAGCTGACAAGGCATGGCAAGCAAAGCTGGAGATGACACCCAAGGAAGCCCCAACGGTGATACCTGACATAGAGGGTCACATAAGCATGGCAGACGGCACATGGATTTCTAGTCGTTCTAAGCACCGTGAGAATCTAAAGCGCAACAATTGCATTGAACTAGGCAACGATGTGCCTACACAGCAAAAAACCCATGAATTTAGCCGTAAAGACCAAGAAGCCCGTAAACGGCAGATTGCTGAAATAGCATATTCAAAACTTAACTATAGATAGGGAAAACCATGTCAGATGACCGCAGAGAGTTACTGGAAGCCGCACTAGAGCAAGCCGAAGAAGGCACACTTGAAGCACCTATTGAAAAGGAGATTGAAGTAAATGACGATCCAATCGAAGCCGAGAGCAGTGAAGAAAGTAACGAAGAAAGTCCTGACCGTGACGAAAAAGGTCGCTTCAAAGCCAAGGAAGCCAGCGCAGAAGTCGATAGCGAAACAGATACCGTTGAAGAACCTGACAGCGTGGGACAAGTTCCTGCTGTGGCTGAAGAAGTAAAACGCCCAACTACATGGAAAAAAGAGTATGTAGAAATTTGGAACAAGATGGAAAAGGGCGAACAGCTTAACAAAGAAGATTTCGTTAAGTTTGCTGAATACGCTAACCAACGGGAAGCTGAGTACAAGAAGGGTGTATCTGCCTATAAAGCCGAAGCCGACAACGCTAGACAGCTAACCGAAGCAATTGGCCCATTTGTTCCTGAACTACAAAAGCATGGCATTCACCCAGTAGCTTGGATACAGAACCTAGGTCGGGCGCACTATACGCTTGCTAATGGAACTTACGAACAAAAGCTACAAGCGTTTAATAGACTTGCACAAGATTATGGAATACAATTAAATTCAGATAGCTTACAAATGCCTGAACAGGCGTATGTAGACCCGTATCAACAGCAGTTAATGCAACAGCTACAAGCAACACAACAGCAGGTGCAACAACTGTCAGCGATTCGGGAGCAAGAAGAAAATGCTCGTTTGATGTCAGAAATCGAACGGGTAAGCAGTAACAAGGAGCGGTTTCCGCACTTTGACATGGTAAGGGAAGATATGGCTCAATTACTTGAGCGAGGTATAGCCCAAGACCTTGAAACGGCTTATGCCAAAGCGGTGCGTATTAACGATGAAGTTTACAAGCTGGAGCAGGATAGACTCCTAAAGTCAGCAGGTACTCAAGCATCTAAGGCACAGCAAGTAGCAAAAGCTAAAGCAACTGCTGTTAGTCCGAAGTCCGTTACTCCTAGCGGTCAGGTGTCTAAGACAGATGCAAAGGACAGACGCTCAATGCTAATGGCTCAAATAGCCGAAGCAGAAAGCGGTAGGGTTTAACTTAACTTAATAAAGGAAATATCATGGCATTTGCTAATAGTGCAATTACCGATATTATCGCTACTACCATTCAAAGCCGTAGCGGTGTATTGGCCGACAACTTGACGCAGAACAACGCAGTGCTTCAGCGTCTTAACTCAAAGGGCAATGTACGCCCATTCTCAGGCGGTAATGTAATCCTTGAGGAAATCATGTACAACGATCCAAATACGAACAATGTTAATTCGTATAGCGGATACGAAGTTTTAAATATTACCCCTGATAGCCCAATCTCTGCGGCACAGTTCAGCATTACTCAGTACGCTGACTCTGTAACAATGAGTGGTCTAGAAATGCTCCAAAACTCAAGCAAAGAAGCAATCATTGACCTGTTAGATGGTCGTATGCAAGTTTCTGAAGCCCGTCTTTTGAACCGCATTTCAAGTGACATCTATGGTGACGGTACAGGTAACGGTGGTAAGAACATTACTGGTTTAGCGGCCGCTGTTGCTGTTGCTAATACAACTGGTACATACGGTGGTATCAATCGTGCAAACTGGACATTTTGGCAAAACCAATCTTCCACAGGTGCAGATTCTTCTAGCTTGATTCAAGCCGCTATGACTTCTGCCGCAATCAAGTCTGTTCGTGGAACTGATAAGGTAGACCTCATTATTGCTGGTAACACCCTGTATCAACGCTATGTTGCATCCTTACAGGCTATACAGCGTATTGCTGGTGTAGACGAAGGTGCGGCTGGCTTTGCTTCCTTGAAGTTCTACGGTGGTGGTATGTCTGCCGATGTTGTACTCGGTGGTGGTATTGGCGCACAAGAGAATGCGCTTTATATGTATCTCTTGAACACCAACTACATTTTCTTCCGCCCACACAAAGAGCGTAATTTCGTTCCTATCGGTGGTGAGCGTCAATCGATTAACCAAGATGCAATCGTGAAGCTGTATGGCTGGGCTGGTAACCTTACCTGCTCTAATGCTTCATTGCAAGGCATCTTGTCAGGCACTTAATCCACTGATTAGAAAAGGAAAATTATCATGGCATATACAACTCTCCCCATCGCTGGCGTAGACTTGGATGGTGTTGCTTACACCAACTCAAACTCCGCTGGCACAGCAATTCCTACCATTGGGCCACTCGGTCTACAGACTTTTGCAAATAATGGCTTACGCTATGTATTCGCACAAGCTGGTGTAGCAATTGCCGCATCAACCGCTACTTGCGTAATCAACGCTTCCACATTCCAAGTTACCTTGGGTGCAGGTACATATGTGTCAGGTGCTTCAATGGCATCGGGCGATTATGGATGGTTTAGCAAGGCTAGTGTTTAATAGCTTTTTGTAGTAAAAACGGGGGGGTTACCTTAATTGGTAGCCCCTTTTTTCCTTTTAACAACCTAATACCTTAGGAGAATTAAAAATGGCATTACCTTCAGATGAAAACAACGCAGACAGCCGTTTACAGGTTCGTTTCTACAAGCGACCCGTACAACAAGAACAAGAATCCCTAGAAGCTGGCAGACCAATATTTAAAGAGTTCGACTTTGTACACATCTGTGTAGCTGGCGATACCCTGACCGAAATCGATACTTATGCGCTACCTAGCCATAAGACCCGTTTTCCGATCCAGTGGGCTAACTACATGAACCGTGTGGGCGCAAACGAACCTGATATTGTCGGCACTCCCGTATCGGAATGGCCTATCGTGTCAAAAAGCCAAGCCGAGGAGTTAAGGGCATTAAAGTTCCACACTGTTGAAGCGATTGCACACGCATCTGACCTACAGTTACAGCGCATGGGTATGGCGGCAGGAATGTCACCTTATGCGTTCCGTGACAAGGCAAAGGCATTTTTAAATCTAGCTACCAATGCGGCAGAAACCGATAAGCGTGAAAGCGAAATCAATTCTTTGAAAGAAGAACTTGCCAAAAAGGACTTAGAAACTGCTAAAATAAAAGCAGAAACAGATGCGAAGCTGGCTCAAATGCAGGATCAAATGGCCGCTATACTTGCCGCTGTTGGTGAAAAGAAAACCCGTAAAAAAGCGGTAGCCACAGAGGAAGCTTAATATGTCATCGACCATGCTCCAATTAGTCCAGCAAGTAACCGCTGAACTAAACTTAGCCATTCCTACCTATGTGCAGGGCAATACAAGTCAGGATGTGCAACAAGTCCTAGCCTTGATGAACCGTGCTGGGTATGACTTGGTTAAGGAGTATGACTGGCAAGCTTTGGAACTGGAGTACCGTTTCTACACCACAGCAATTACTACGACCTGCGACACGATTAACAATACCTACAATTTATTGAATGTTGGTAATGTCACGGGTCTAAACAGCAATTACTCAGTAGTCGGTACTAATGTTCCACAAGATACTTATGTAGAAAGCGTAGCAGGGTCTACCGTAACTGTTAGCCAGCTTGCATCGGCTACCAGCGTAGGTGGAACTGTTACCTTCTCACAGACCAAGTATCCATTACCGCCTGACTTTGAAACCATTACGGACAATACGCATTGGGACAAGACAAAACATTGGCAGATGCTTGGGCCTGAAGATGCTCAACAATGGCAGTGGCTAAAGTCGGGTTATATCTCAACAGGCCCACGGATTCGTTGGCGTATTTTGGGTAGTCAGTTCCAAATTTGGCCGCCTTACAACACACAAGAATATTTAGGTTTTGAGTACCGCTCAAAAGGTTGGGTAAGAAGTGCCGCTGGAGCAGTCAAAAACAGCTTTACCGTTGATACCGATACGACTGTATTGGATGACACCGTATTAGTCTTAGCTACAAAACTTAAGTATTTCCAAATCAAGTCGTTTGATACAACAGCACTGCAACAAGACTATAACCGTTATTTAAGCGTTGCCAAGGCTAACGATAAGGGTTCAGCTACCCTATCCTTTGCGCCATACCCAAGCAAGGTGCTTATTGGTTACGCCAATATCCCCGACACAGGCTACGGTAGCTAAATATGGCGGTCGCTAAAAGGTTTACCGCTACTACTACCTCGTTACCTGCTCCAATAGGGGGCTGGAATGCTAGGGACTCTTTGGCAGAAATGAACCCGTTAGATGCGGTTCAGATGGTCAATTTCTTTCCTACGCCTACCGATGTCACGATGCGTAAAGGTTACACAAAGTATTCAACAGGAATCACGGGCGCAGTCCTATCTTTGATGAATTACTCTAGCCCAACGACCACCAAGCTGTTTGCGGCTACTTCTACAATTATTTACGATGCAAGCACCTCAACAGCTACCCAAAGTCTGACAGGTAACACCGATGGTAAGTGGATTCATTCCATGATTACTACAGCGGGTGGATCATTCATGCCAGCCGTTAACGGGGTTGACCCAATGGTAGTTTATGACGGTACAAGATGGTCAAGAAGTGCTACTACATCAACGGCACAGACAATTTCAAGCATCACACGGGGTGGCACAGGTAACCTTACCGCTACCCTAGTAACTGCCAGCGCACATGGTTTAGTGACAGGCAATACCATCACCGTTGCAGGAGCAACACCCGCAGAATTTAACGGTACTTACCGCATTACGGTCACGAATGCGACAACCTTTACCTACACAATGACCACAGCACCTAGCGGTAATGCGACTGTTGTAGGCACATATACGATTGATTACTACATTACAGGTAAAAACTCTAATACATTTGCATATGTAAACTTGTTTAAAGAGCGTCTGTATTTTGTAGAAAAGAACACGCTTAGTTTTTGTTATTTACCCGTAGATTCTATTAATGGGGCGGTAACCTCATTCCCCTTGGGTGGCATCTTTAAACGAGGTGGCTACCTACAAGCAATGGGAACTTGGACTATTGACGCTGGCTACGGGGTCGATGACCTAGCCGTATTCGTTACAAGTAACGGAGAAGTCGCTGTTTACAAGGGTTCTGACCCATCTGACCCGAATGATTGGGCTTTAGTAGGTATTTGGAACATCGGACAAACCTTTGCCCGTAAGTGCGTGTTTAAGTTTGGTGGTGACATCCTGCTTTTGACCGAAGATGGTCTTGTACCCCTATCGGCAGGACTGCAATCCACTCGCCTAGACCCCCGTGTCAACATTACCGATAAGATTTTCTACGCTATTAGTCAAGCGGCAGACCTTTATGCTACAAACTTTGGTTGGCAGATGAATTATTTTGCCAAACAAAATATGCTGATCGTCAATGTTCCCATAACGGGCGGGTCTGAACAGTATGTCATGCACAACATTACAAAGTCATGGGGAAGATTTACCAACCTCAACGCAAACTGCTGGGAGTCTAGCGGTGACGATATGTACTTTGGTGCTACGGGTTTTGTAGGTAAGTTTTACGATACCTACGCAGATGCGGGTACAAACATCAAGGCATTCGTTCAACAGGCATACTCGTATTTTGACTCTAGGGGGCAACAAAAACGCTTTACCTTAGTACGCCCTATCCTACAGACCGATAACGGCTTACCGACCGTTCTATGCGGTCTAAGCACGGACTTTGATACCGTTGAGTTAACCAACCAAATATCATTTAACCCCGCTATCTTACAAATAGGTGAGTGGGATATGGATACATGGGATAACGCTAACTGGGGCGGTGGATTGACCACGACTAAGATATGGCAGGGCGTAACAGGATTAGGTTATGCAGGATCAGTTAGTATGAATGTTGCATCGCAAAACATTGAGTTTCACTGGGCTAGTACAGACTTTGTAATGGAGAAGGGTGGCGTACTCTAATGCTATGTTTTGATAAAGAACTAATCGGGCAATGGGTAGCAAACCGTGTAAACGGAGTGTTTACGCCTGAAAACTCAAGCTGTATTGGGTTATTAGATAAGACAGGAACAGTCATTGCGGGCGTGTGGTACGAAGGCTATACCAAGACCTCAATAATGACCCATATTGCCATTGACGGGCAGATGTCTAAACAGTTCCTAGCTACTATTTTTGACTATCCTTTTGTACAATTGGGTGTAAATAAGCTGATTGGGCCAACCAATTCAAGTAACGAAGATGCAATGCGGTTCAATTACAAGTTAGGTTTTATTGAAGAAGCACGGATTAAAGATGCGTTCCCCGATGGGGATATGGTCTTATTAACATTAACCAAAGACAAATGTAGGTTTTTAGGAGAGAAGTATGGGAAAGAGCGCACCGTCAGCACCGCCACCACCTGATTACGCAGGTGCGGCTAGAGAAACAGCGGCAGGTAACCTAGATGCGGCACGGGCTAATATTGCCGCCAACCGTGTTAATCAGATTACACCGTATGGCAATGTTAATTATGCAATGACAGGTGAGGATAAGTACGGTAATCCAACTTGGACAGCTACTCAGACGCTTGCTCCTGACCAACAACGCTTATTAGACATACAAAACCAACTAAGCATTGGCACTGGTGAACTAGGCGAAAAAGGTCTTGGATATGTCAGAAACATGATTGACAAGCCATTTGATACAAGTGCTTTGCCATCGACAGGCTTTAATCCTAGTCAGACATACCAAGAAGCCTATATGCAAAGGCTTGCCCCACAGCTTCAACAAAATCGTGACAAGCTACAACAGCAACTAGCCAATCAAGGTATTGACATTGGTTCTGAAGCGTATGACCGAGCAATGATGCAACAAGCCCAGCGTGAGAATGACCTTCTTTTGGGCGCAACAACCCAAGGTTTTGGCGTAGGTCAACAAGCTAGAGGTCAAGCCCTACAAGAACAAGCGTACCTTAGAAATGAACCAATTAACACCTTAAACGCTGTTCGTTCAGGCGCACAAGTAACTAGCCCACAATTTGTAAACCCAGCCAGCCAAGCAGTCACCGCTGGCCCTGATTTACTCGGTGCGGCACAAGCGCAAGGTAATGCGGCAATGAACGCTTATAACGCTCAGGTAGCTTCCCAAAACGCTAACACCCAAGGACTCTACAGTCTTGGTGGATCGGCAATGATGGCTGGAGCAATGTTCTTCTAATGCAAGACTTTTTAAACCGCCACGAAAAGATTGCCTTGATGTTTTCAGGCGGTAGAGATTCGCTTGCGTGTTTAGAGTTATATCGTGATTACTTAGACAAAATGACCCTAATATGGGTCAATACAAGTGCAAACTTCCCTGAAATCGAAGATTACATGGATCAGTTAAATGTTCCTAATTTTGTAGAAGTTCGCACAAACCAGCCGTTATCGTTAGAGGTAAACGGTCACCCTGTAGACATATTACCTGTCAATTTCAGCAATATTGGACAAGCAGTTACAAGCCAAAAAGACATTAAATTACGCACTTACTTTGATTGCTGTGCTGAGAACCAATGGATACCAGCGCACCAAAAGATACAAGAACTAGGGATTACCTGCGTTGTTCGGGGTCAAAGACAGTCCGAATCACACAAAAACCCTATTAAGTCAGGTGAAGTTATTGACGGCATTGAATATGTTTTTCCAATACTGCATTGGTCTGACCAAGATGTAGTCGAGTACCTAAAGAGCAAAGACATTGAAATTACCGAGCGTCTATCGATGTCGCACTCTAGCCTAGATTGCTGGAACTGTACCGCTTATATTGCTGACAGTAAACAACGCTTTGAATACATTAAAAAGCATTACCCACAACAGCACGAAGCAGTAGTCAATTTGCTAAAAAGAATCGATAATGTAGTAACAGCAGAAATAAACAAAATTCGTCAAATTACAGAGGTTTAGACATGAATCCGTATACACCCCAAAAACCGTTGATGATGGAAAATATGCAGGATGTATCGGGTCAGCGACCTGTATTTATGAATGAGGCGGCTCAAGAACAATTGCACCGTGCATTGTTGCAACAAAACCTTGGTTCGCCTGTAGGTCAAGGCTATTCAACTGGTGTAAACCCTTATGCCTTAGCGCAAATGTTAAGACAGGGACAAAAAGCCCCTTACGGTGGTACATTCCAAGGCGCATACGGTCAACAGGGTCAGTATATGCAAGACGCTATGAACCCTATGACTCAACAACAACAGCAATTAATGAATCAGGGTGGCCCTGAATTTATGTCGTTCAATACCCCGTTTGCAGGATAAATTATGGCAAATCCATTAGATCAATACTCAAATCCTTACCAGCCTGAAATATTAGGCATGGATCGTCAGCGCAAGCTGGCTGAAATGCTTATTGCTCAAGGTCAACGACAACCTCAAGGGCAGATGGTTGGTAATCAATTTATTCCTGTAGCCCCTACACAGAATTTAGCAAACTTATTTAATACCGCATTGGGCGCATATGGAATGTACCAAGCGGATCAAAAAGCATTAGATTTAGCTAACCGTATTCGTCAGGGTGAGATTGAAGCGTTTGCTGATTTTGAGAAAACTAGACGGGGTACACCAGCTGTTGTTGAAAATACTGAAATGGCTGGGCCATATACAGGCAATGTGCCTAAACCAATGCTTTCTAGAGATGTTGTTCCAGCAGTGCCACCTAACCCACAAGCGGCATATGCAAACTTGTATTACAACCCTAAAGCATCGCCAAAAATGCGTGATTTAGCGTTTGCTAAGATTACTGCTGAACCTGAAGGATTTATTTTGCCTGAAGGTTCTACCCGTGTTGAAAAGCAACCCGATGGAACTTATAAAGTAGTAGCGTCAGGTGGTGATAAAACAAGTTCAGAATATAAAGATTATTTAATGGCTCAAAAAGACCCAATTGCGCCATTTAAGGGTAGTTTTGTAGATTACCAAACAATGAATAATCGTTCTAAAGCACCTAGCGTTAATGTTAATACTGCTAACAAATTTGCTAGTGGGTTTGCTAGTAAAGCTAGTGAAGGTGCATACAATTTGTATGAACAAGCACTTGCCGCACCACAAGCTATTGAAAATGCAAAACGAACCATTCAACTTGTTAACAGTGGTGCATTTACAGGAGCGGCCGCTGATATTAAATTACAAGCCGCAAGATTATTTAATGTGGTGGGCGCAAACAATCAAGACACAATTAGCAAAACTGAACAGTTATTTTCTAACCGTGGTAAAGCAATGCTTGGCTCGATTAAATCTTCAGGTCTTGCTGGTAGCCAAGGTCTGACTGAAGGTGAACGCAAGTTCTTGACACAAGCTGAAGGCGGTACTATTACCTTAGATGCCGAAACATTAAAAGCAATGGCTGGTCTTGAAATTAAGATGGCTGTGCAAAATCAAAAACGCTGGAACGCTCAAGCAAGCAGAATGGACAGAGAAGTTCTTAATGCTACAGGGGCAGGGCCTGTTGAGGTTTATACAGGTATTGGCACGATTGATGAAAGTAATCCACTTTTAGCACCAAAACCAAAGAAATAATATGGCACTAAATCAATTAATTGGTAATCCTGATTACGAAAACGCCAATATAGCGACTAAAAACGCTATTTTTGAGAAGTTTGCAAAGGATGATCCAAACTTTACTAATGCTAATGAAGCTACTAAAGAAGCTATTAGGGATCGTTTTGGTATTAGCCAAGCCGCTATTGATCGTGAATTTCAATCAGCTGGCACACCTAGCGTATTAGATACAAAAAGCAATGAACGCAACCTTGGTGGCATCGTAAAACAGAGTGCTATTAAAGGTGTTTCAGGTTTAGGCGATATTGTTATGGGTTTTCCCAAAGATGTATCAAATCTATACCAATATTTTTCAACTAAAAATGCAGAAGTTCCTGTTAAATCACGCCCTGTAACTGGATTTTTACAGCGTCAAGGTGTTTTAACACCCGAAAACGAACCAAATAACCCGTTATACAAGGCAATTGACTTTACTACCCAAGTCGCTACAGGCGGTGGTGTTAATCCTTATACGCTAGGTAGGTCAGTAGCTACCAAACCATTATTACAAGCTGGTGGTGACATTAGTAAACAATTTGGTCGTATTGCTGTAGCAGGGCCAATCGGTAGCGCAACGCAACAAAGCTTAGAAGCAGTAGGTGCAAGCCCTTTTCAACAAATGATTGGTACAGCCGCCACAATGGGCGCAACAGGTGCGGCTACTGGTGGTGTAAGGTCTACCCCTTCTGATGTGGTAAACAGAGGTTTAACTGGCGTAACACCCGCACAATTGCGTTTAGCCGAAATGTTGCAACAAGAATCTGTCAGACTTGGAATGCCATTAACGGGCGCAGAAGCTATTGCTCAAGTAACAGGCAACAAAGCACTAACAGCTACACAGCGATTTGTAGAAAATGCCCCAGCAAGTTCTGCCACCATGAGTCAATTTATGGCTGGTAGACCCGCTGGCGTTCAACAAGGATTTGGTAATGTAATGCAACAGATTAGCCCTAATGCGCCTACATCTGCTACCCCATTTAACTTACAACAAGCTGGGCAAAATGTAATTCGTGGTGCGGAATCATCTGTAACTGGTAATGTAACGCCATACTTTACGCAAGCTGGCAAACAAGCAGTGCCAAACACAGATATTGCTGGCATGATGACAAATCCTAAGATTGCGGATGCAGTCGAATATGTACGCTCTACAGGCACATACGGGGTTAAAAACGAACCAGCTAATTCGCTTAGAACTTTAATTGCCGCAAAACAATATTTAGATGACCAATACAGCAAACAAATGAATGCTGTAACGGGTGCTGAAAAGAATGCCGCAAGGGTTACTTGGACAGCAAACCGTCAGTTAGATGATTATCTAAATACTGTTTCTCCTGATTACGCTAGGGGTAGCCAAAAATTTGAGGTAGCACAAAAGACTCAAATGACCCCATTAAGACAAGGGCCAGTAGGTCAAATTGCAGAAGGTGCTACAGGCGCAGATGTCTTAATGCCACAAAAACCCGTATCTTTGTATCCTGCCGACATTAAGCGCACGGCTGATTTGTTACGCAGAAAAGACCCCAATGCCTTGCCTGAATGGACACGCCAAAACTTAGAGGCAACATTTAACGAAACCACCCAAAAACTATCAAGCGGTGAAAATCAATTTGGTGGGCCTAAATTTGCCGCAAGCATTGCTGGTAACAAACAACAGCGTGACAACCTACGCACCTTAGTAACAGAATCTAGCGGTATGCAAGCATGGCAAGGATTTGAAAAGTTTTTAGATATTGCAGAAGCACAAGGTCAGCGTATGCAAGCTAACTCGGCAACATCGTTTAATGATTTAATGAAACAAGATTTAGGAACGGGCAAAGTATCTAAAGCATTAGCACCGTTAAAATTGTTCTCGAATGTTGTAGATTGGGCTGAAAATGTACAACTTGGTAGAAACACACAGATGTTAGCTAAAATGTTAACTGACCCTGATTCTGTCGCTAAATTGCAAGAACTTGCAAGAACTGGCCCAAAATCGGCTAAAGCACAGGTTTTAGCTAATTCATTGGCAGGTGCTTATGTTGCGCCAAAACCTGAACTTACAGAGGAATCAAAATGAGTAGAAACGGATCGGGTACATATTCCCTACCAGCGGGTAATCCCGTAGTAACTGGCACAACTATATCAAGTACATGGGCTAATAACACCATGAATGATTTGGCGGCCGCTTTAACTGACTCGGTTGCCGCAGATGGTCAAACCCCAATGACGGGGAACTTAGACCTAAACACGCACAAGATAGTTAACTTAGTAGCTGGTAGTGCGGCAGGAGATGCAATAGAGTTTGCTCAATTTAAGACACCTACCTTTACAGGTAATGTCACCATGTCATCTACTGGGTTTGCTTTAATTCCCGCAGGAACTACCGCAGAAAGACCCGCAAGCCCCGCAAATGGTCAGATTCGTTATAACACCACGACTGCTCAGTTTGAAGGCTATCAAGGCGGTGCATGGGGTCAATTAGGTGGTGGTGCTACGGGTGGTGGCGGTGATGAGGTATTCGTGGAGAACTCAAGAGTCGTAACTACAAACTATACAATTCCTGTAGGCAAATCAGCCGAAAGTGTTGGGCCTATCACAATCAATGCAGGTATTACTGTGACAGTAAGTTCAGGCGAAAGATGGGTGGTATTGTAAGATGAAAACCACTAAAATATACAAAAGGAGTAAATAATGTCTATTGTCTTACAAGGGAACTGTAGGTTTAGTGTCAGGTAATTTAGGGACTCCTTCAACTTTAGTCGGAACAAATATTACTGGAACCGCCAATAGTTTAAATGCTGGCTTAGGTGTAAATCAAACTTGGCAAAATGTAACAGGCAGTCGTGTTAGTGGAACAACTTATACAAACTCTACTGGCAAACCTATTTTTATAAGCATACAAGCCGCCCCCGGTGCGTCTGGCGGGGCATATTTAGATGTTTTTATTAACGGTGTCGCACTCGGATATCTAGGGCAAGGTTCTGGAAGTTCTCCATCCACCGCATATGCAAGTTTTTGGACTGTAGTTATCCCGTCTGGAGATACTTACAAAGCCACTACTGCTGGATCCATTTCTATTGGATACTGGTTCGAACTTCGTTAAGGATAAGACAATGCCACACTTTAAAAACACAAACAACGAACTATTTTGGCTTAACGAGGGTGATGACCCTGCGGTTTGGTTACCTAATTGCACACCCATTACTGACGAAGAAGCTAACGCAATTCGTGCTGTCAAAACGCAAGCTGATTTTAATGCTTTAACTTATGCCGAAAAACGAGCATCAGAATATCCAAACATGGTTGATTACATTGATGGTGTAGTAAAGGGTGACCAAGCACAGATTGATAAATACATTGCTGACTGCTTGGCGGTCAAGGCTAAGTATCCAAAGGGAGTAGCATAATGGCATCAATTATTACAGCCACAACTACAAGTGGATTAACCCAATCTGCTGACAATAGCGGTGTATTACAGTTAGCATCGGGTGCTGGTAACTTAGTTACTGTGCCATCGGTAACAGGCACAGCAATGGTTAGCGGTAATATGCCAGCGTTTAGTGCTTATGCTAGTGCAGGAACAAGCATATCAAATGCTACATTTACAAAAATAAATTACGCTACTGAAAATTTTGATACAAACAATAATTATGCATCTAGTCGTTTTACCCCTACTGTTGCTGGATATTATCAAATATCAGCAACGGCTAGACTTGGTTCAATAACTGCATCATTAGTAGTGTGGTCAATATATAAAAATGGTGCAAGTGCCGCTACTGGTGGTAGTTGCGGAGTAGTAGCAGGGTATGTATATCCAGCCATTAGTTCTTTGGTTTACTTAAACGGCTCAACAGATTATGTAGAAATATATTGTTATCAAAATACTGGAAGTTCAACTTCAACCGATTTAGGCGGTAGTGGTGACTATACATTTACAGGCGTTTTAGTGAGGGCGGCATGACATTATTTGACAAAATTATAGCTATTTATCCTAGTCTTACAGACAAAGACTTTATGACTGTAATCACACTACAAAACGATTCAGATGGCAAAGGCGATTACATTGCTAAGTGGGAACACCCAACCTTGCCACGACCAACAGATGAGGAGTTAGCATAATGCCTATAACTTTAGACGGCACAAACGGAGTTACGACTAATTCGGGAACTCTTATCTCTGCTACAACCATGGGCGTGGGCGGAGCCACTCCAGCCGCATCAGGTTCAGGTATTACATTCCCAGCTACTCAATCAGCAAGCACAGACGCTAATACGCTAGATGATTATGAGGAAGGGACTTTTACTCCTAGTTTTGGTGCAAGCACTACTAACCCTACTATTTCCTATACTGGAGATACGCAAGGAAAATACACAAAAATAGGTAATGTTGTTTATGTAAATTTAAGAATAGCTATAAACTCATATTCAGGTGGTTCAGGTAATTTAGAGCTTAGAGGACTTCCATTTACTATTAGTGGTAGTTACCCAGCATTACAAATAGGTTTTAAACAGAGTTGGGTTACGAATGGACCTGATTATGCTAGATGTGTTATTAATACTACATATTGTGAAATATACAAAAACAATAATACTGGTGAAACAATAATTAATGTTACTAATGCTCAAGCTGGAGTAGATTGTATATTTAATGGTTTTTATTACACAGCTTAAAAAATAAGAGATAAATTATGGCACTCACAGAATCCACAAGCATTGACCAAATTGAAATCGTAGCTGATTGGAACATCCAAGTCCGTCAGGCTACCATTATTGAACGAGATGGTGAGTTTGTATCTCGCACATTCCATCGTTGGGTATTAACTCCTGATATGGACATTAGCGACCAAGAACAAAAGGTTCAAGATATTTGTAATGTTGCATGGACACCCGAAGTTCGCCAAGCATACGAAACATTTAAGGCTGATCAAGCACAACGCTTGGCATAAGGTATGGTTATGGCGTTTGAGATTGATCCCGTAAAGTACGGTGTCCTTTGGCAAAAGGTAGAAAACTACGAGGCCAAGTTCGATGAAATGTCTAAAAAGATCGACAAGATGGAAGCTTCTGTTGAAGAACTGGTCGCAATGGCTAATCGTTCTAGGGGCGGTTTTTGGGTCGGTATGGGGTTTGTATCAGCTTTTAGTTCACTCGTGGGTTTTATCGCACATTGGCTTGGTAACAGGTAGGTTATCAATGTGTCGGATGGTTTACTAGAAGGTGCAAAGTCCCTCAGTAGTTCCCTAAACGCAAGTCGGGATGTCAGCAAAGAACTATCTAAAAGTATTGCGGATGTTCAAAAAGAAGCTTCCGATGTAGCGCAACAGCGTAACCTTGACAGGCGCAGGGAACTTAGAGAGAACGAGGTACGCAAGGAACTATTCCTCAAACGAGTCCTAATCCAATGGGAGCATGAGGAGCAGGTCAGGCGGGAAGAAGCAAAGATACGGGCAGACTTTTTAAAGAAGTACGGTAAACGCTGGGCTGAAGTCGAAGCACTAAAAGCCAAGTTAGAAAAGCAGGACAAAGAGTTTGAAAAGGCATTTAATAAAGACCTAAATCGTGCAAGAGTAGCGCAATTTTGGTGTTTTGTAGTAGCTGGATATATCGCTTATTTTTTAGTGTGGGGGTCTAAATAATGGATGCACTACTTGGAATCTTAAAAGGCGTTGCGCCTGTTCTCGCTACAGCGGTGGCAGGGCCAGCAGGGGGTGCGGCAGTAGGCTGGATCGCCTCAAAGCTAGGCATCCCTGACGATACTATAGAAGGGGTCACCAAAGCCCTTACAGGCAATCCTGAGATGGCTATGAAGCTGAAAGAACTTGACCTTGAGTACGCTAAATTAGAGATTGCAGACCGTGATTCTGCCCGTAAAGCATACGCCCAAGTCGCTACCTCAGAGTACGCTACAAAGCTGGATAAAGTCGTAGTACCTGTTCTCGCCCTAGGCGTGGTAGGACTAGCCTTTACCTTGATCGGGGTCTTGATGTTTGTTAATACCCCACAAGATCAACAGCAGATCATCATCTTTGCCCTAGGGTTTATAACCAGTGCCGCAGGGCAAGTTTTATCGTTCTACTTTGGTTCTAGTCAGGGTTCTAAAGACAAGACCGAAGAAATGAAAGGGATGCTCAAAAAATGAACCTCAGCCCGAACTTCACCCTAGACGAACTGACCCACACAGACCACAGGCAGTTTGACAATACGCCCAATGCCTCAGAGATGGCTAACCTTGTGCGCCTTGCATCATTTCTTGAGGAAGTTAAGTCTGTCTTAGGTAATAAGCCCGTGATGGTTAACTCAGCTTTTCGTTGCAAAGAAGTCAATGACGCTGTAGGATCAAAAGACACTAGCCAGCATCGGATTGGATGTGCCGCAGATATAAGAGTACCAAGCATGACCCCCGATGAAGTCGTTAAGGCGGTGATCGCATCGGGGATTGGATATGACCAAATTATTCGAGAATTTGACCGTTGGACACATATTAGTATTCCTAATATTGCTGGCACTGCTCCTCGCAGACAAGCACTGATTATTGATAAGGCTGGGACTAGACCCTACGCCTAAAACAGTTCGGTCAGGTCTACGATTTTCCACAAGTCCTTGGGGACATCGTAGAAGTATTCGTCACGGGCTACCGCCCTGTTTGGTACTTCTATCAACGGGCAATCCTTAATCTTATTCGCCCTAATCCAATAAGCATGGGTCAAAGGCTTATTGACTACATACATAGTCGTTCTAGGGTGGTTAAATAACTTATCCTTGCGCTGGGCTATGTGGATCGTTTCAAACGGGCAAAACTCCCAATCCCTGACCTCTACCTCGGCATACCCTAAATGCTCCCCCTTACGGCTTAATATGAGGTCTACAGCGTATTTATCGGGGTTAGGGGTAGCATCGATATACCAAAGGTTTCTGAGCCACCTAGCGACCGCATCACGGGCAGGTGGGTCACAGGCATCGTGCAGGGCTTGGTCAAACTTCTTATATTGCATAGCCGTGCATTAGGTAGTTAGTACCGAAAAACACCACGCAGAATAGGACTGCCGCCAAACCACCAAGCAAGAACATACGAATAGACTCGATACGCTCCTTCTTCTTTTCTGAGGCCCGTAAAGCGTTGTACGCCTCTAGGTCACCCCAGCCCTTATCAATCATGCGCTGGCGTTGCTCAAACTTGCGCTGTGCTTCATAAAAGCGTTCTGCATCTCGTTCACTCTGTAGCATGATGACTCCTTATTGAAAGATACGATAACGGGGATTGCAGGTAACTTCTACGGGTACATCGGTAGTAACCCCGTTGATCCTGCGCTTGGCGGTAATAACTACGGGGCGTGTGCCAGCATCCTCACACTCATTAATGCCTAGAATTACTTGCGCCCGTGTCATGTGATACGCCTGTTTATCAGTTTCTAGGCTGACATTGGGTGGTTCAAACGAACTACAAGCGGTAAGACTTAGCGTACTTAGCAACAAAATATACTTCATAAAAACCTTTCTGCCCCCGAAGGGGCGTTGATTAACGGGCGGTAACTTTGAGGGTAATAACTGCGGTGGTCTTGGTGTGTTTCTCGATTAACTCGGAAGGTACATTGGCTTCTGCGTACACAGCTTTGTTATCTACGGTCTTGCGCTGGGATAAGGTTACACACGCTTTGTAGAGGTTACCCTCGATGTGTCCTTCTTCTTGTTTGAGTTCGGTCTTGAGTGCTTCTGCCTGTGCTTCTAGGTCAGCAATCTGTGCCAAGAGCATACCTAATTGGTCAACTTTGGTAATTTGTAGGTCTAAAACTTGCATTTGATTCTCCTTTTCTATCTCACTGCCCGATGCAGTAATGACAGTATAAGTTAAGTAATCTTAACAATGCAAGGTATTTTTATTAGGACAAACCCTAGGTTTTGGAGAAAAACAACAGGGCAGTATTTAGCAGTTACTAGCAATAGGGCAGAAAGCCGCAAAATTCCCTAATTACTGCATCCTACTTTGGCGGCTTAACGCCCATAAAAAAGTGGGGTACTCACTTGCGCTTTCCCCCGTTCCCGTGAAGGAACTTTGATTATAAGCCGTTCTTGATTTGGTAAACCCGTAACAAATGCTCAAAGCATTCCCAGCCCTTTTGAAGCCGATCCTGCTCAATTTCAATGAGTTTGACCTGATTGGTCAGGGCATTGACAAAGACGATAGCGCACCGTGCGCTGGGTACTCCAAGACCTTCACGGTAGGCGGCTAACTGCATCTCATGCTCAAAATACACATCCACCTTATCTAAGTCGGTTTCTTTGGTCTTAAAATCGACTACAAAGCCCGCCTTAGCCATCAAGTCACACTTGCCACCATACCCTAGCGGATGACCAAAAGACTGCTCTGAGAGCCACAATTGTTTCCCAAAGGCGTTCTCTAAAGCTTCTATGATGCCGTTGATGTACGGTGGTTTTTCAGGCATATACACACCCTCGAACCAAGTTTGAATAATGGCGTGTATTGCAGTGCCTCGTTCTGCCGCTTCCCTGCCCGTAGCCTTACTATCCTGCATCACCCTAGCTAACCAATCGGCTTCGGGTTCGTCAGGCAGTCTAGGCAAAGTCAATGCGGCTAAGAGGACTTGTTGTTGCTTCCATGTATCAAGCCCTGCTTTCGATAGCATTCCGTTAATTGTTGTAACACTTGGCAAAAGTCCGAGTTTCCGTGCGTCACGGAGCGTTGCTGGTCGCTCCCCAGTCTTGCCAATGACTGTATAGGCTGGAGTGCCGTCTTTCTTATACCAGTGACCTGATTCACTTAATTTCTCCTTGACTATCATGGTGTCCTTAGAATGGGGGTGGGCCAAAACCATCATCATCTGCCAGCTTGGGCGCATTCTTCTCACGCTCCTGCTGACCCCGCCACTCACTACTTTCCGCTATCTTTTCTTTGTAATACTTAGGTAGCGCATCGTATTCTTCTTGTTTATAACTTTGCAACCAAAAGATTTTGGTGGGGTTAATACCTTCAGGCTGGGCGTTACGCAATGCGCTAGGAACAGGGCTGATACCTGAAATATTAGCGTACTTACCATCCTCAGAGTGCGTAATATTGACCATGCAGAACTTACCCAATAAGTTCTTGAGGTCAAAGTTCTTACGATCCTCGGTGGTCATTTTTTTGTTTGACCATGCTTCTAGGTCTTGGCGTAACCGTGCCTGATCCCCAAGGCTGACCGTATACCGCTTAGATACAATTAATGGCTTGCCATCGTCTGTCTGTAATGGTTTGCCATCCTCATCATCTCCGTGCAATTCCCAAGTCAATACAACCTTGTGCATGATTTTGGTTTCTCCAGCCCACTCGGTAGCTTGATGGCCTAGGTCGATGACGGAATAAAGCCGTGCCATATGCAAGCCAGCAGGGGCAATTCTAAAATCTCGTTGGGTATCAGAAATAATCATTTTTTTTCCTTTAAATATTTTTTTGTGTACGAAAAACCAATACGGTATTGGTTTCTCTGTCTACAAGCGTTGAACAAACTCCGTTACCCCAGTGTTTGCTAGTCCATGCCGCAATACTGCCACGGATTGTTTCAGGATCGTAGTCAAGGCAAGGTATTTCAGCCGCTTGGTCAGGTACGAGGTTTTTAATGTAAGGTAAAAAATGACTTGATAGCGTACCCATAGGGTATTGCAAAGGTCTGCGTTTTTTACGGGCTACAATTTCTAAATCGCCATGTTTGTTGCCATCACTATCAATAATTGCAAATTTAAAATTGCAAGCATTAAGCATGGATATTATTTTTGGCAAGGTAATGCGTTCAATGTTGGTCATATTGATCTCCCGTATGGGTTAAGGTCTGCAAATACACCTTGTAAAAAATCACGCTGACGATTAACTGGCGCAAAGCCACAACCATAGCGCAGTAAGTCAATTTGTTCTTTGGATAAATCTGCGCCACCTTCTAGCACAGTAAAGATGCGTTCAAGTTCACCTTGAAGTTGTAGTAAGTCATTGGTTTGCGATTCTATTTCACTCATAAGAGTTCTCCTGTTATCACGGCACATACCGTACACCCATATTAACTTAACTTAACAACTAATGCAAGAAATATGTTAAGATTACTTACATGAACTCAGTCGCTATTATTCGTTTATTGGGTGGCCCTACCAAGGTTGCTAAATTGCTAAATATCAGCGTTCCTGCCGTATCTATGTGGCAGAACGGTGATATACCCTACGATAAGCTGGTGATCCTAGCCGCAACCCTTGAGAAACAAAGCCACGGGCTAGTAAACCGAAAGACCCTATTTCCTGAAAGTTATAAATTAATTTGGCCTGAGTTAGATTGATGTATACTGTGCTGGCAGAGTGAATACTGCTTGGTAGTTACCCTTTAAACACAGACCCCTTCGGTCTGATCTGAGTGTTTAGTAAATGAGTTAAAGGGCATTTATTAAGCATATTCACCTTAGATCAGTCCAAAGGGGTTTTTCTATTTCTGCCACCCGAAACGACAGGGTGTTAGAAGAAGTCGGGGATGGGCTAGAGGCCAGCGAAGATGGATGCGCTGGAGCGAGGGTCGACACCTGCGATAGCCGATAGGAACTGGGTCAAGCCAGCCTATGTACCAAGCGTTACGGGATACATCTCTTGACAGTACCGCTAGTTTATTCGGACTTGCCTACAATACAGGCGGTTTAGCTGAATATTGGAAAAAAACAACACTTAGGGAAAATACTTAGAAAAAAAAGCTAAAAAACCCTTGACATGGTTAAGCTACCTTAATAAACTACAAGTACTCAATAACGAGTGAGATAGAAAAAGGAGCAACAAATGAAAGTAACTAAATTAGAAAACAACCTGTACCACACACAGTACACACTTGATGATGGTTCAATGATTCTTGTGTCCGATACCTTAAAGAAGGTATATATGCAAAACGGCAAATGCGTAAGAAACAGTAACCAAAAGGTTATTTACTACATGAGCCAAGAGTTAGACAGGTTCTTGGCAAAACAAGCTAACGCATGATCGAAACCATAATGACCGTGTTTGCAATAGCAACATTTATCATTTTTTCAGCCGTCATGATCGTGGCGGCATTTCTTTACTATTGGATGGATTAAATGAACGCATATGAATTAGCAATTCAGTTAAAAGCTGAATCTAGTCAAGCTGAGTATGGATATGATGTTGGGGATTGGAAATTGTATGATGATGCCGCCAATATGCTTCGCCAACAAGCAGACCGCATAGCACATTTAGAAATGCTACTTGCAAATAGAAATGAAATTATTGATAAATTAGACTTAACCACACCACAAATAAAAGAGTTAAGTGATGAGGAAATATTAGAAATAGGCAATGCAGTTACAAACCTTATTGATTCCAATGAAGGCTGGATTGAATTTGCTAGAGCAATACTAAAGAAAGCGAGTGAGAAATGATAAAGCTGGGGTTCTTTGTGATTATTGCAAAGTTGAAATGTTTTACCCAAATCCAAACGCAGTATTAGCGTCTATGCCACCAAAAATGATGGTGCAGTGTTCTAGATGCCATGCAGTTGATTACAAAATTACTTAAAGAAAGCGAGTGAGAAATGACATTTCAAGACTTTTACTCGCTATACCCACGCAAAATGGGGCGCAAAGAAGCCGAGCGTAGCTGGAATAGGCTAACCCCTGCCCAGCAAGCAGAATGCCTAGAAGCCATGCCTAACTACCTTAAATATTGGAAGATTAAGCAGACGCAAAAAGACTTTATCCCGTACCCAGCCACATTCTTAAACCAAGAACGCTGGACTGACGAGATTGACCTAGAACCCAATAAAAAGCCCGAATTACCGTGGTACTCGACTGAGGAACTGACCGCCCGTAAAGCGCAGGAAGTCGGATGCCCTGCTTATGCTGGTGAGGCGTGGCAACAATGGCGGGCTAGGATTAGCCAAAAGATCAGGCAGTTAGATGAACAGCTATAAAGACAGAATCGAGTATTTAGCCCAATCCTACATAGCTGTAGCCAAGCGTTACCGCAATTGGGATATGGTTAAAGAACTAATCGAACGCAACAAAGACACAGAAGCAGATGTAAAAAAACGCATTAAAGAAATTTTAGGGAAAAAATGAATGAGTTGGCTCTTTTCGCAGGTGCTGGTGGCGGAATACTTGGGGGACATCTCCTTGGATGGCGAACCGTCTGTGCCGTTGAGTGGGAACAGTACCCAGCTTGCGTACTTGCCGCAAGACAAAATGACGGACTTCTCCCGCCTTTCCCAATTTGGGATGATGTTCAAACCTTTGACGGCAGACCGTGGCAAGGAATTGTTGATGTCATTTCAGGCGGCTTTCCATGCCAAGACATCTCTGCCGCAGGAAAAGGCGCAGGAATCGATGGAGAACGGTCAGGAATGTGGAAAGAAATGGCAAGGGTCATTTGCGAAGTACGACCAAAATTCGTGTTCGTGGAAAACAGCCCAATGCTCACTCATAGAGGACTTGACCGAGTTCTCGCAGACTTGGCCAACATGGGGTTCGATGCGGAATGGGGAGTGCTGGGAGCGTCAGACATCGGGGCTAAACATCACCGAAAGAGAATTTGGATTGTTGCCCGACAACGAGAGGTTCTTCCATACTCCAACGACAGGATCAAGCGGTGGGAGCAACAGCAGGAAAGCCATGCAGAAACGGGGCGTAATATGGCCAACACCGACCACGGGAACGGGTGGGGGCAACGCTGGGGGTTCGGGAGTCAGGCGCACGGCAAAGGAAAATGGGACTTATGTGCCGTCTTTAATCAACCCGAACCTGTACGAATGGTTGATGGGGTGGCCGCAAGAGTGGACAGAAATAAAGCCCTTGGAAATGGACAAGTTCCACAAGTGGCGGCTGTTGCATGGAACTTATTAATGGAGAAATTTAATGCGTGAAATAGACCCGAATCGCTGTATAGACTTTATCCTTGATAACGCTGGTAAGTACGCATCTGCCAAGGGTGAGTTAGCCCAGCTAGAAACCTTTAAAAGCAGTCTAAAAGCCATAATGATGCAGAAGTCGGGTGAACAGACCATTGGAGCGCAGGAACGGGAAGCATACGCCAGCCAAGACTACCAAGACTTATGCAAAGCTATCGGAGTAGCGACCGAGAACGCTGAGAAGCTGAAATGGGAACTAGAAGCCGCAAGACTGCGCCACGCTACATGGCAGACCCTAGAAGTATCTAACCGTAACCAAGATCGGATATTAAAATGATTGAATTACTCAACGAGTTTCAGGTTCTTAGAACCCTAGTCCGTCACTATGACGATGCCTTAAAAAGCAACAACGCCATACAGATGATGGAGATTGCTGTAGACATTGCAGAATCCGCTGTAAAGCTAGAACAAGCCAGCGTGGATCATGCCAATGTATCGTAATAAAAGCTTATTGGAGATAGCTAGAAGTTTCCCCTGCACCCATTGCGGGGCTACAGATGGCACAGTGGTTGCCGCACACTCAAATCAACTAAGGGATGGAAAAGGCCGTGGACTCAAAGCACATGATTACAGAATCGCATCACTCTGCTACACCTGTCACACAGAAATTGACCAAGGTGCAACACTTAGCAAAACAGAGAGAGTGGGTAGGTGGGAAGAAGCGCACCGAAAGACGATTGCCCTCTTATTCGAGTCGGGGTTTTTATATACCAAGTTTTGAACAAATGACCCAAGACACCGTGGAATTGTTAAACTCTCTTAATGTTGATATTAACCCTACCTTTGCCACCAACCGTAAACCACTACATCAAAAGTAGTGGTCATAGGCGGTATCTAAGCAAAGAAGCTATTGAGTTTAAAAAACAAGTAGCTGATTATGTAGCCGAATACAGAGTACCAAAGCTGGGTGATGCCCGCTTAGAAATGAAAATAGTTATTCATTTTGCCAACAAGCGTAAGCAAGATTTGGACAACCGTGTCAAATCACTTTGGGATGCGTTAGGCGGTAACGGTGCTGGAGTGTTTGATGATGACAGCCAAATTGATGTGTTATTTTTGCAAAGAGGCGTAATAAAAAAAGGCGGTGGATGCCTTGTTTATATCGACATTCTTGATAAAATAGAGGAAACTACACCCAT